TATTGTTCGATGATGGAGCTTATGTAAACATTAGTGCAGGATACGACAGCGTAACTATATTTTTCGACGGATAGAGGTAAACTGTGGCTACTATAACTTACACAGTAACCGTAGCTTCGGGTACTAATCAGTACGGAACCGGTAATAAATGGTATATTAACGGTAGCGTTAGTCCTGACTTAAATTTAATTGAAGGTAATACATATATCTTTGATACTTCCGATTCTACAAACGCAACTCATGTCTTTGCATTTTCAACAAGTGCAAACAATTCACCTGCTGCACCTTACACAACAGGTGTGACGACTAATGGGGTAATTGGAAACGCAGGATCAAATACTACAATTGTTGTAGCAACTAACGCTCCAACTTTATATTACTATTGCACCGTGCACGCAGGCATGGGTGGAGCTGCATATACTTTAGCTGCAGGATCTATTTCTACTACTGCAAATTTTGAAGCATCATTTACAATTGATGAAGTAATTGAAGATGCTTACGAAAGATGTGGAGTTCAAGGTATTACAGGATATCAATTAAAAGCAGCTAGAAGATCTTTAAATATTTTATTTCAAGAATGGGAAAACAGAGGTTTACACTATTGGGAAATTGGAAATACAAATATAGATTTAGTAGAAGGTCAAGCAGAATACATATTTTATAGAGACACGTCAGATGGAGCTAGTACAACAACTGTAGCTCCAGCTAGTGTTTATGGTTTATCCGATATTATGGAAGCTAGTTTTAGACAAAACTATGGAACAACAAATCAATCTGATTCTCCAATGACAAAAGTTGATAGATCAACTTATTCTGCTTTTTCAAATAAATTATCAAAAGGAACTCCTTCACAATATTGGGTTCAAAGATTTATTGATAAAACAACTGTAAGTATTTATCCTACACCAGATGCAACCGCAGCTGCAAACTACATGTATATAAATTTTGTAAAAAGAATTACAGACGCAGGTAATTACGATAACGTTGGTGATGTACCAAATAGATTTGTACCTTGTATGGTTTCAGGTTTAGCATTTTACCTTTCACAAAAATGGGCTTTAGATAGAACACAAACTTTAAAATTATTATATGAAGATGAATTAGCAAGAGCATTATCAGAAGATGGTTCACCTTCTAGTTCGTTCTTAACACCAAAAACTTATTACCCAGGTAATGGATAATGGCAAAATTTTCATCAGGTAAATATGCACAATTCATTTCTGATAGGTCTGGTTTAGCATTTCCATATCAAGAAATGGTTGTTGAGTGGACAGGTGCTAGAGTTCACACTTCAGAGTTTGAACCAAAGTCACCACAAGTAAGTCCTAAACCACATGGTGCTGATCCACAAGCTTTAGAACATGCAAGACCTAGATCACCATCTATACCAAGTCCAGGAATTTTAAATCCTGATCCATTATCTATGAATGCAACTACAACAGCCACAGTAACTTTAAATAATTGTCAATTACAAGTTGGAGACGCAGTTACATTTTTAAATGTAACAGATAATTCTGTTGGAGGTGTAAATAATGTTTTACTATCTCCTTTTGCAGTTTTAGCAACTAACATGACAACAACATCTTCAAGTATAGTTTGTAATGAAACAACTCAATTTCCATCATCAGGTTATGTTTTTATTGAAAGTTTTACAACACCTTCTGCAACTAATCCTGATTACGTTCCACAAAAAAATTTTGAAGTTATAAAATACACAACTAATACAACAGGCACACAAACACTTTCAGGTTTAACACGAGCAACTAATGCTCCTTTTAGAGGAATAACACCTCCAGCTACAACAGCTTTTGAACATAAAGTTGGTGCAAATATTTTTGGTGCTTTTAATGTGGCTAGCATTACAACCAGAACACAAAATAATCCTGGCATGCCTGCTCAAATTACGGTAAATACAGGGTTTACGTTTACGTTACCAACTGCTGCAACAACAACAGAAGTTGGTGGTGGACCAAATGTTTATTTTAGTCCAGTAGGAAGAGGATCAGTATAATGGCTTACACACTAGCAAATTTAAGAGACGATATTAGAAACTACACTGAAGTTAGTAGCACAGTTTTAACTGATGCTATTTTAGATACAACAATTAAAAATGCAGAAAACAAAATTTACAGATCATCAGATAATGATGACAATAGATTTTATGCTACTTCAACTTTAGTAACTGGTAATAGATATGTAACTATTCCATCAGATTTAAGAATTATAAGATATGCTCAATTAAAAGACACAAGCACAGGAGCACAGTTTTTTTTAGAAAAAAAAGATACTTCATATATGGCAACTTATTATGATACCCCAGGCACAGCACAAGGCTTACCTAAATACTATGCTAATTGGGATGCTAATTTTTGGGTAGTAGCACCTACTCCAGATGCTCAATATGAAATAACTTTAGCTTATATTAAACAGCCTGAAAGCATAACTGTAACTACAGGGGCTGCACCACCAAGTACAAATGGGACTTATCTGTCTAACAAATATCAAGACTTACTTTTATATGGGTCCTTGGTCAATGCATATGGGTACTTGAAAGGTCCGCCAGATATGGTACAATACTATACGCAAGCATATAATGATGCTTTACAAACGTATTCTATCGAACAACAAGGTAGAAGACGCAGAGACGAATATCAAGATGGGGTTATTCGGACAGCTCTTAAATCACCTTTTCCATCAGATTATTAAGGAGATAAAAACATATGGCTAACGTAATACCAAACTCATTTCGTGGAGAGTTGTTTTCAGGAACACACAACTTTGCGTCGGGTGGAAATACATTTAAGATAGCTTTGTACACAGGATCAATTGCTTCTGTTTACACAACAGCAAGCACAACAGTCTCTGCAACAAACGAAGTCAGCACAGGTGGAAGTAGTAACTATACAAGACAAGATTTATCGTCTCAAGCAGTTGCATCTTCAACAGCTGTTGCTTCAGTTGATTTTGGAGATTCAACTTGGTCGAGTGCAACGTTTACAGCAGCGTACGCAGCTATTTATAATGATACAGCTACGGGTGATCCGTTAGTTGTAGTATTAGATTTTGGAGGAGATAAGACTTGTACTAATGGTACATTTAAAATTACTTATCCTAATCCAGCAACACCAGCTAATGCAATTATAAGCATGGCATAGGAGAATAAATGGCACTAGTAATAAACGATAGAGTAAAAGAAACTAGTACATCACAAGGTACTGGTACAATAAATTTAGCAGGAGCTGTAACAGGTTTTGAAACTTTTGTTGCAGGTGTTGGAAACAGTAACACAACTTATTACTGTATCTTTGAAGAAGGTACAGCTAATTTTGAAGTTGGAATAGGAACTGTTACGGATGCAACTCCAGATACCTTATCAAGATCAACTGTGCTTTCATCTTCTAACAGTGATTCGTTAGTTAATTTTAATTCAGGTGGTTCAAGTACACTAAGTGTATTTTGTACAATGCCTGCAAGTAAATCAGTTTATTTAGATGCAAGTGGTGTACCAGTAGGTGCAGCAAGTAATGGATTTGCTGTTGCAATGGCAATAGCTTTATAGGAGGAATATGGCACAAGATTTTACTAGATATGCAGTACAAGCAACAAACAGTGCAGGTACAGTATTTACAGCAAATTCAAATGATGCAGTCATTGGAATCAGAATCGCAAACATATTAACTTCAGCAATCAAAATAGATGTATTCGTAAGTGTGGGTGGATCACAAACAAGATACATTTGTAAAGATTTAAGCATTCCACCAAACAGTGCTGTAGAGCTTGTTTCAGGCGGTGCTAAATTTGTGATGCAAAGTACTGACGTATTAAAAGTAGAGTCAGATACAGCATCAAGTGCTGATGTTTATGTTAGCGTTGTTGATTCAATAAGTGCATAGGAGGATAAATGGATAGTTTATATAACACAATATATATCGGTAACAAACCGGGATCAGAACAAATTTATACACATGCGGAAACGCTTGATAATAAAGATATGGTTATTGAGTCTGCAGTATTAGCAGGTCCAGTAACTTTTACTAATACAATAACAGTAACAGGGACTTTAGTAATAGTATAATCCTCTTTCC